GTTTTGGACGGCGGCGGTGCGCTTGGCGTTTCCACGCAGACTGCTGGTGGAACGGAGACTCGTCCCATGAACACTGCCTTCCATCCTCGTATTCATGCTTGATGCCTCTTTCACTGCAAATGCGAGGGGATTGGGTTCGCGGCAACGCGGCACGCTCACCACCTACGACATCGGCCCATCTGACACCATCGTGGTTGGCGCGCTGGGCTGCCAGACCGCAAATTCTGCGCGCTCGATCGGGGCCGAACCGACAGATCTCGGCGACTACCCGCCGTTGCGCGTCGGCACGATTGGCGGTGGCGCCACCGAGGTTATGAACGCGCCCACAGCTGGAGTCGTGCGACCGATCAACGTCGCGTATCACCCACGAATCCATGCCTAATTTCATGCGTGAATCCGAGGTAGATAGGCGGTGTTCACCGGCCGGGTTTCGGTGCCGCCTGACAGTCCAGTGGTACCGGAGCCATACAGCGCGTAGGAACTCTGGCCAGGCCCCAACGAGCCATCGCCAACGCCCACGGCCAAGCTCGCGTGCAGGTGGCTTTGGACCTGCTGCGCCTGGCGCGTGGCCAGCGCTCTCGCATTTGCAGTGAAAGAGGCATCAAGCATGAATACGAGGATGGAAGGCAGTGTTCATGGGACGAGTCTCCGTTCCACCAGCAGTCTGCGTGGAAACGCCAAGCGCACCGCCGCCGTCCAAAACTGCTTGGTTCGCACCGGAGGGGCTAGCGTTGTTCGTATACCGGACGTTGTGAGCGTGGGATCGAAACGCGTCAGACTGTCGCGTACCGATGGCCCGCGCATTTGCAGTGACAGGAACATCAAGCATGGATCCTCGGGTGGTAGGCAAGGTTCACGGCTCGTGTTTCTGTCGAGGTTCTGGCAGCACGGGACAAGTCGAAGCGGGCGCGATGGTAGGTGATATCTCCTGCTCCATATCCCCCACTGCCGGCCACAGTCATGACAAACGGGCCGCTGGAAACTGCGACCAGACTTGGGAAATCACCCACCGCACCGACCACGTTCTGAATCGCATCGGATTGGCGGGAGCCCAATGCCCTCGCATTTGCAGTGCAATTTTCAACCAGTAGGAGTGACAAGCATGAAAACTGTCTATCAAACCGACGCTGATGGTCTTTACCTTTACGAGGCCCAGGCGAATGAACTCCCCTTTTCCCCCGGGCGCTTCAATATCCCGTTCGGCGCCCATAGCGACGCGCCGCCCCAAAAGCGGGCGGGAATGGTCGCTAGGCGTGCAGGCTCGCAGTGGGTCACGGTGGAAGATCACCGAAAAACCCCACTGTGGGAAGTGGAAACGGGGCAGGTATATGCGGTTGGAACGAGCGTGAACGTGAACGGTACGGACCTGACCTATCCGGGTTGGGGACCGCTGCCGTCTTGGCTCACAAGCACCAAGCCCGAGGCGTTCTCAACCGAACCTGTCGATGGCGCGGCCAACGCATAGCAAGCCGCACTATGCGGCGATCGCCTGCGCAGTCTCGCTAGACACCTTACCAAGACGAATCGCTGCTAGTTGACGCCGCCCCAAGGGGCTTCGGGCGAGCTTCTGCGCAAGCTCACGTCCCCTCGGGTGGTAGTACCGCAACAGCATGCGCGTATCCACATTTCCGTTCACCTTGGCAAGCTCATGGACCTGAAAGACGGTAGCCAGCTGCGAGGTGCCTTCATGCCGAAGGTCGTGAAAACGGAGGTCTGCAAAATATGCGGGGTTGGGCCGCCGGCCGTGCTTGCGGCACAGCATTTCATACTGGATGCGCGCCCGGCGCCTAGCGCGTATGAAAGCCCGTGTCACAGAGCCGGCCATCATCGTAAAGATGCGTCCTCGCATAGGCCTGCCTGTCACCCAGCGCCGCAGTGCTTCGCGCGCCAGCGGTGTCAATGGCACATCTCGGGCGCGCCCGTTCTTTGTGTGGGGAAGATGAACCACCCCGTGCATCAAGTCCAAATTTTCGCGGCAGATTCCAACCACTTCTGACCGCCGCATGCCAGTCTCGCGCGCCACCACAAGGATGGTGGGCAGCTCATTTGAGCGAGTGGCGCGGATGATCCAATCCAGTTCTTCGCGCGGGCATTCCCCTTCAGATATGCCGCGCAGCTGGATTTGCGTGAATAGCCGGCGGTCACGCGCATCGTTCACCGCCGGCCGCCTCACAAGCTGCACCGGGTTGGCCAACCAGTCAAATCCCCAATCCTTGCGAATGATCGTGTAGACGTGCGATAGCAGGGCCATCCGGCGCACGACCGTGGCGGGTGCTCTTGCTTTGAGCCAATCGTCGCGCAGCTCCGCAAGATCGCTTGCGCGTATGCGATCTACCGGCCGGTGCGCCAGCCTGGTGCCGGTCCATATACGCGCTATCGAGCGCTCCGCCGCATGCCCCTTCTTGGTGGATGAGATTTCAGACAGATAGCGATCCAAGGCTTGCGCAAGGGTCGGTACGGCTTTCCTGATGCGGCGTCGGCTGTGATGCATGGCGAAAAAGCCCGAAGTATCCCACGCCCTGTGTCTCAGACCTACACAAGTTGATTTCCGTGCGCGCGCGAGGGTAGACGTTCAAACTGCCCGACATACCCCGCAGCGCTCCTGCGGTCGTTGCTCACCACTCTGAGGTTTCCACCCATGGCACTTGACCAGTATCACCACGGCGTGCGCGTCATCGAGGCCGACGACGGCACGCGCCCTATTCGCACCGTCTCATCCGCAGTCGTTGGCCTGGTGGCCACGGCGGAAGACGCAGACCCGAAAGCGTTCCCCCTGAATACGCCGGTGCTGGCCACCAACATCCTGGCGGCCGCCGGCAAGGCCGGCACCAAAGGCACATTGGCGCGCTCGCTGGACGCCATCGCTGCCCAAACCAACCCGGCAACCGTCATCGTTCGCGTCGCACAGGGCGCCACCGAGGCTGAAACCACGTCCAACGTTATCGGCGGCGCCGGCACCGACGGCCGCTACACCGGTCTCAAAGCGCTGCTGGCTGCGCAGAACTCCGGCCCCAAGCTGAAACCCCGCATCATCGGCATTCCGGGACTGGAGAACGCCGCCACCACGGCGGCGCTGGCCGAAACGGCGCAGAAGCTGCGCGGCTTCGGCTATGCGAGTATGAAAGGCTGCGACACCAAGGAAGACGCCGCCGCCTTCCGCGAAGGTTTCGGACAGCGCGAACTCATGCTGATCTGGCCCGAGTTCCTGGGATGGGACACGCGCGCGAACGCCGAAGGCATCATCACCGCGTCGGCCGCCGCGCTGGGCCTGCGCGCCAAGCTGGACAAGGACATCGGCTGGCACAAGGTGCTGTCCAACGTCGCAGTCAACGGCGTCACGGGCATCAGCAAGGACGTCTTCTGGGACTTGCAAGACCCCGCCACCGATGCCGGCTACCTGAACGAGAAGGACATCACCACGCTGGTGAACCGCACCGGCTTTCGCTTCTGGGGTAGCCGCACGTGCGCCGGCCCTTCGAGCCTCTTCCCGTTCGAGAACTACACCCGGACCGCGCAGATTCTGGCGGACACGATGGCCGAGGCGCACATGTGGGCTGTGGACGCGCCCCTGCATGCATCGCTGATCAAAGACATCCTGGAAGGCATCAACGCCAAATTCCGCCAGCTCAAGTCCCTGGGCCTGATCATCGACGGCCAGGCCTGGTACGACGAAGAGCCGAACACCAAGGAATCGCTCAAGAGCGGAAAGTTGGTACTCGACTACGACTACACGCCCGTTCCGCCGCTGGAAGACCTGGGCTTCCGCCAGCGCATCACCGACCGCTATCTGCTGGACTTCGCGCAGCGGATCGCCGCGTAACCCATCCTGCCCAGCGCACGCCCGCGCTGGGCCATCTGCACATTCGGAGCCAATTCCATGGGACTGCCCACCAAGCTCAAAAACATGAACGTCTACAACGACGGCACCAGCTACGCCGGCGTCGCCACATCCGTCACCCTGCCCAAGCTGACGCGCAAGATGGAAGCGTTTCGCGCCGGCGGCGTCGCCGGCGCCATCAAGGCTGATTTCGGCCTGGATGACGACGCGCTGAAAGTCGAATGGACCTGCGGCGGCAACGTCAAGCAGGTCTTGCAGCAGTATGGCGCGGTGGACGTTGCGGGCGTGCAGTTGCGCTTTGCGCAAGCGTACCAACGCGACGACACCAACGAAGTGACCGCCGTGGAGATCATCGTCCGCGGTCGCCATTCCGAGATCGATCGCGGCGAGTCGAAAGTCGGCGATGACACCGAATTCAAGATCGTCACCGAGTGCGTCTACTACAAGGAATCGCATGATGGCCAGACGGTCTTTGAAATCGACCTGGTGAACATGATTCACATGGTCGGCGAGATCGACACCATGCAGGCCATCCGTACCGCCATCGGCCTCTAACCCCTTTCTATCCCTGGAATCATCATGACCGACAAGACCACTTCGCACATCGACCCGCAACAGCAAGCCCTGACGGCCGCCGTCATCGACACCCTCGACGTGAAATCGGTGGACCTGGACGAACCGATCAAACGCGCCAGCGGCGACATCGCCCGCCTGCTGATCCGAAAGCCCAAGGCCGGCGCTCTGCGCGGCGTCAACCTCATGTCTCTGGTGCAGGTTGACGTGCAGGCGCTGACCACCGTACTGCCGCGCATTTGCGAACCCATCCTGACGCCGGCCGAGATCAGAGATTTGGACCCCGCCGACCTGTTGAACGTGGGGGCCACGGTCGCCAGTTTTTTTATGAGCAAGGCGGAACGGATGGCTATCCAAACTGCGTAGAAGACGCCATGGCGGATATCGCCATGGTCTTTCACTGGCCGCCGGCCGAGATGGATTCGATGGAATTGACCGAGCTGGCCGACTGGCGCGAGCGAGCGCGCATGCGCCACCAACCCGAGACGTAACAGATGGACAAGGCGTTACAGCTTCGCGTCATCGCGGCCCTGCAGGACAAGCTGTCGGGGCCGCTTCGCAAGATCAAGAGCACAGCCGGCGCGTCCGCCCAGGGCGTCGCCGATCTGCGCGGAAAGCTCAAGCAGCTGACGGCGGCGCAGCGCGAGGTAGGACAATTCCGCGAGCTGACGCGCGGCCTGCAGACCACCCGCGCTGAACTGGCCACGGCGCAGCAGCGCGTGGCCGCCTTGGCCCAGCAGATGCAGGGGACCACCAATCCCACCCGTGCCATGACGCGGGAATTCAACCAGGCGGTGCGTGCGGCCCAGCAGCTGAAAGAGCGGCACGGCCAACAGTCCGTAGAGCTTCAACGTCTGCGGGACAACCTGACGCGCGCGGGCCTTTCCACATCGAACCTGGCACGGGACGAACGCAACCTGCGCCAGAAGATCGACAACACGTCACAGGCACTGGACAGGCAGACGCGCAAGCTGCAGGCCGCCGCCTCACACCACCAGAAGCTGGCCACGGCCAAAGAGAAGTACGGCAACGGCAAGGCGGCCGTGGGCGCAATGGCCGGCGCCGGAGCCGCTGGGCTGGCGTCCGGCGGCGCTGCCCTGTACGCAGAATCCCGCTTCATCCGGCCTGGTGTCGAATTCGACGCCAAGATGAGCAAGGTTCAGGCGCTGGCCCGCATCGAGAAGGACAGCGCCGAGATGCAGGCGCTGCGCAAGCAGGCGCGAGACCTCGGCGCCAAGACAATGTTCTCCGCGACGCAGGCGGCGGACGCGCAAGGCTTCTTGGCCATGGCGGGCTTTACGCCCAAGGCCATCCAGGACGCCATGCCCGGCATGCTGTCCCTGGCCAAAGCCGGCGACACCGATCTCGCTCAGACCGCCGACATCGGCTCAAACATCCTCACCGGCTTCAAACTACCAGCAGAACAGATGAACCGCGTTGGCGACGTGCTTACCGGCGCGTTCACGCGGTCCAATACCAGTCTGTACATGCTGGGTGAGACTATGAAGTATGTGGCGCCAGTGGCGGCCGGCGTCGGCCAGGATATCGAGACCGTGGCGGCCATGGCCGGCAAGCTGGGCGACGCAGGTATCCAGGGCAGCATGGGCGGCACCGCATTGCGGGCGGTCATCGGCCGCCTGGCCGCGCCGCCGAAAGCGGCGGCCGATGCCTTGAACTCGCTGAACATCAAGACCAAAGACGCAAAGGGCAATCTGCGGCAGCTTCCCGACATCCTGGCCGAGCTGCACAAGAAGACGGCGAAGATGGGCAACGCCCAGCGCTCCGGCATCTTCAAGCACATCGCCGGCGAGGAAGCATTCAGCGGCCTGCAGGTGTTGGTGGAGCAGGCTGGCACGGGCGAGCTGCAGAAGTTCGTCGCCATACTGAAGAAGGCTGCGGGGGAAGCGGATAAGACGGCCGGAACCATGGCCGACAACCTCACCGGCGACCTGGACGAGCTGAAAAGCGCCTGGGAGGATGTCGGCATCCAGACGGAAGAACTGCACGATAAGACGCTGCGCCGCCTCACCAAGGGCCTGGCCGGCGTCGTGAGTGCCGTGGGCGAGTGGATGAAGACCAACCCGCAGATTGCCCGCGCGCTCACCGCCACGGCCGCAGTCATCGCCGGCCTGGTCGCGGCCTTCGGCGCGCTCACCCTGGCGCTGGCCGCCGTGCTGGGGCCGTTCATCGTCGTGCGCTACGGGCTGTCCATGCTTGGCATCCAGGGCGGCAGTCTGATTGGCGTGCTGTTCAACTTGGCCAAGGGCGGCTTTGGGCTGCTGGGAAGCGCCATCGTGTCCGTGGGAAAGCTGCTGCTCGGCAATCCCATCGTCCTGGCGGTCGCGGCCATCGCTGGCGCCGCGTATCTCATCTACCAGTACTGGACGCCGATCAAGGCGTTTTTCTCCGGCCTCTGGGCGCAGGTCACCGCGGCGTTTGATTCGGCCATGGCGTGGCTGGGCCAGCTGCTGGCCGCCCTGAATCCCATACCGATACTCTCCGCCGCCTGGAACGGGCTGACGACATTCTTCTCCGACATATGGGAATCCGTGAAGGTGGCCTTCGATGGCGGCCTTGCCGGCATCGGCGCGCTGCTGGTGAACTGGTCACCGCTGGGTCTGCTGTACCAGGCGATCACCGGCGCGCTGGGGACGTTGGGCGTTGAGCTGCCCGGCAACTTCACACAATTCGGCTCGATGCTGATCCAGGGCTTGATCAACGGCATTTCCAGCATGGCCGGGGCGCTCAAGGAATCGATTTCCAACATCGGTACGGGTATCGTCGGCTGGTTCAAGGAAAAACTTGGCATTCACTCGCCCAGCCGGGTATTTGCCCAGATGGGCGGCTTTGTGTCCGAAGGCGCCGCTGTCGGCATCGAGGCGGGCCAGCCGGCCGCCGTAAAGGCCGCCCAAGCGCTCGCGGCATCCGTCGCCATAGGTGGGGCCATGTTGCCTGCCTCGGGCGCTCTCGCGGCCTCTGGCGGCCTGCTGGCAGCACCCGCCGGCATGGTCACCGATGCTGGCACCCTGGCGCGCATCGATCACCGGCCGGCCATGGCCGCCAACGCAGCGGGCGGCCGCTCAATCACGATCCAGGGCGACACGATCACCATCCACATCAGCGGCGCCGGCGCCGGCGCGCAGGACATCGCGCGCGCGGTGGACGATGCCCTGCGCCGGCGCGATGCCGACAAAGCCGCGCGCCTGCGCTCCGCCTACTACGACAACGAATAGGAGACCGCCACCATGATGATGGCCCTCGGCATGTTCATTTTTGGCCTGCCCACCGCCGCCTACCAGACCCTCAAGCGGCAGACGGAATGGCGGCATCCTTCAAGCTCGCGCATGGGCGCGGGTCCGGCCTATCAGTTTGTGGGCAAGGGAGAAGACACCATCACCCTGTCGGGAACCATCATCCCGCAGCTGTTCGGCACAACCGGCGCCATCCGCCTGCTGCGCCGGATGGGCGACACGGGCAAGGCCTATGTCATGGTGGATGGCATCGGCACCGTCTACGGCGCCTTCATCATCACCGGCCTGGATGAAGAGGGGTCGATGTTCGTGGTGCACGGCCTGCCGCAGAAGACGGATTTCACCCTCACGCTTAAGTGCGTTGACGATTCGCAGGCTCGGCCGCTGCTGGATGACCTGCAGATTCCTATCGACACCATGGACGGCTCTATCGCCGGCTGGGGGCTTTGATGTTCGCCGCCCTATCCGATGGCCTGCAGCGCGGCCGCACCGAGTACCCGGCACCGCGCTGGCGCGTCCTGCTTGGCGATCAGGACGTCACCGGCAAGCTCGCGCCGCGTCTGGTCAGCCTGTCCATCACCGAATGCCGTTCGGAACAGGCCGACCAACTCGATATCACCCTGAGCGACCATGATGGGCTGCTGGAGCTGCCGCGCCGTGGCGTGGTCGTGCGGGTCTTTCTCGGCTGGAGCGATTCGCGCGGCATGGTCGATAAAGGGACGTTCGAGGTGGACGAAGTGGAGTTTTCAGGGCCGCCAGATGTCATCACGCTACGCGCCCGTAGCGCAGACATGAGCAACGCGCTGCGCACGCGCGCCACGCGCAGTTTCCACAAGACCACCATCAAGGCCATCGTGGAGACCATCGCCAAGGCGCACAAGCTCGCGCCCGTGGTAGGCACGTTCGGCGGGACGAAGATCGCACACATCGATCAGACCGACGAATCCGACCTGGCATTTTTGAACCGCATCGGCAAGCGCTACGACGCCGTAGCCACCATCAAAGAGGGAAAGCTTTTGTTCCTGCCCATTGGCAAGGGAGACACCGCCAGCGGCAAGGAAATGCCCACCATCGAGCTGACGCGGCGCGATGGCGACGCCATCCGCTACCAGGTCGCGGACCGCGATTCATACACCGGCGTTCACGCCTCATGGCAGGACAAGGGCAAGGCCAAGCGTCGCCACGTCCTGGCGGGCGTCATCGGCAACGCCAAGCGCCTGCGACAGCTGTATGCGAGCGAAGAAGATGCGCTTGAGGCAGCGCGCGCGGAATGGGCGCGTCTGCAGCGCGGCACCGCCACGCTGCGTTTTGAATTGGCCTACGGCCGGCCCGACCTGGCGCCGCAAACCAAGGTGCGCATGCTCGGCACCAAGGCGCTTATCAGCTCCACGGTCTGGCTACTTTCGCGCGTCACGCACAAGCTGGACGATGGTGGACTGACGACGAACGCCGAAGGTGAAACCACCGATTCAGCACAGGAACGCGACGACCAGCAGGCCGACCATAGCGATGTGCCTGAATCTAAAGACGAGCTTGCGTAGTGCGGGCCGTGGCGGCTGGGTAAGTCCCAGCTGCACGACCAGCTGAAAGTCCGCGATCTGCACATTGTGATTGCCTCGTGCAATCTGCGTCATACCACCTGGCGCGCCGACCTGAACATTACCTTGCCCCTGTGCCCGCTGCTGTGGGCCTGTGAAGTTGGCGGTGGTCTCATTTCTGTCAGGAACGGATATGCAGCCGCATTGGTCTGGTGGCCTCGCATCCGATAGCTCACGCAGCAACACGCCCATCACGTCGTCAGTAGGCGGACTCTTAGGCTCTCCGCGATACAAAGAATGAACGTTGGCCGTGTTGATCTTAGGTTCGTACATCTTGTCTTCCTTCTGTGCTGACACCGACGCCGCGCAGGCGGACAAGGTGCCGGCCACCTGCGGCCCCAGCCGGTTTATTAGGGGCAGGGCCGCAGGCTAAGGGAAGAACCGACCTACGAAATATCTTTGGCGATCACGAGAGCAAAAAGGGCAGCCGCACCGGCAAATATGCCGGTACCGGTGCGCCATGTCGTAGGCACAAGGTCGAACTGCAATGCGCCCACGGCGAGACCGAACACGCAAAAGCAGACTGTTGCGGCGACAGCGGCGCAATTCCGGGCATGCCTTTGACGCAGCAACGCGAAGTGTCGCGCGACATTGTTGTTGCAGTTCCAGCAAATGTCCGCAAGTGGCGGAATCTGGGAGCCACACGCCGGGCACAAGATGTACTCAGAAAGCCGCGGAGCCTGCCTATCTTCGTGTACATGCAGGTCCCGCCCGGCCTGAATGTTGCCCGCGCCGACAATGGACTGTGATCTCGACTGCGAAGCCTGTAGGGTCGCTTCACCCGGCGCGGTTGCTTCCGTATCCGCGAGCGCGCTTTTTAGCTCCGCGAGTACATCGACGCTTTGGCCCACTCCGCCGGCGCCTGCTCGAACGGGATCAGGTTGACGACCGGGAAAATTGAGGACGTTCGGATCATCGAATTTGGACATGCCTTTTCCTTAAGCGGCCAAATCTAGAACAAGTGCGGTTAGCTGTTCTTGCGTGACCCCGGCCATCTGCGCCTTGCTCGCCCGATACAGCGCTTCGGCCGCCTTGCGCTTTCGCGCGGGCGACATCGTACGGTTGACCTTTTCGAGCGCTAGTTCCAGCGTCTCCCATGCATCGCCATATCGTTGGAGATCGGCCGCCAAGTCCTTTTCGGAAAGTGAGCGCGCTCCCGTCAGCACGTACAGCACATCAACCCCCGAAGCGGCGATCTGTTCCAGATAGCTGGCATCCGGCTGTCGCACGCCTTTTTCGTAGTTCGCCTGGCTATTCCGCGATACGCCCGCCAGTTCGCCAAAGCGCTCCTGCGTCAAGCCCAAACGATCCCTTTCCTCCGCCAGCCTCTGTCCAAGTGCCAACATTTGCTCCCATTCATGTTTGACGAATGCACACATTCGTGTGCATAATTCACTTGCCGTGTCTGATAACGAGTGAAATCAAATGGAACATACACCAATTCGTGCGCGTACTAAGGGAAGCCGCCCTAAAACGGCTCAACAAAAGATGGTCGGCTTTCGTCTCACCGAGGACGAATTGATGCGCTGTCAGAGCTATGCCGATGAGCAAGTGCGCTCTGTCTCGTCCTTTATCCGAATGCTGGCGTTACGCGGATTGGTCGCCTACGAGACCGAACACCGTCAACCCAAGTCGCGGCGTCGATAGCCATGAATCGGTTTGGCATGGCCTGCCCCTATTGCGAGACCTGGGCAACGGTACGCACCAGCGAACAGCTTTCCCCCTTGGTGCGCGCGGCCTACTTCCAGTGCCGCAATTTGCACTGCGGTTTCACCTGGAAGGCGCACATCGAGGCAGTGGCCGCAATCTCGCCTTCTGCCCTGTCGCAAGCCAGGCCGGATATTCAGCTGCCCCTGTCCCCATTCAGCACGTCCCTGCGGCTTGCTGCAGCCGCGAAGTCCGATCCACGCCAAATGAGCCTAGACCATGATGAATAGCCAACGCCTTGCCCTTGTAAACGGTTCACCCAACTGGAACCGCGATTTTCTCGCCGACCAAGCCCACCAATTCCTTGCCGTGGAGAAAGACAACGGCGCCACGATGCCCGGGCCGCGCGATAACCAGTTGTTGGAGCGCTGCGTTGCGCATCTGATGGCAGTGGCCAACTGCTCGCAACGCACGGCCGAGACCGAAGCGGCAAAGGCCATCGCCGAAATCGGTAGCCGGTCGAGCCCGGTCAACTTCGACATGGACCGCAGCACCAGCCACGCGCTGTTTGTCGTCGACCGCGCCACCGGCCGCACTCGCGTTCTCTCCTCGGTGGAAATCGCCCACCTCCTGAGCGCTCAGGAAGCCGCCGCCCTGGCGCTGTAGCACCTCTACCTACCCCACGTCATACCGCCTTGCCGGCGGGCGCATCTGCGCCCGTCGCGGGGAACTGTTTTCCGAAGGAATCGAATATGCCTGCCATCCCCGTGCATGCCCGCATCGAAACACACATGAACGACGACGAGGTAAAGGCCTTGGCCAAGCTCACCGAATATCTGGTGCGCGGCGCCTATGAGCCGGGCCAATCCCTCTTCTTGATGGCCTCGGCCGGCGATACCGTTCTGTCCGGCCACATGCTTACCGCCGCCTGCGCCGTTCACGCCGCCGCCATGCGCACCCTGCGCGAACGCCATCTGACGGCCTAA